CTTTTTTAAATTTTAGATTATAGTCCATATATCTACTCCTTTTCTAAAAGTGATTGCAAAACTCTTTTACATAAAAAAGCATCTGGTTCATCTTTTTCTTGTTCTTCATATTCTTCTATTTTTGCTTTTATTTTGTCATTTGGTGTGCTATTTTCTAATTCAAAGGTTAATTTACACCTTTCTTCCCATTGGTGTTTATTATCTTCTTTTAATTCTTCTATTTCTTTATCTTTGCTAATAATAGTTTGCCTATATTCTTCTAATATTTCTTCCTCTACACCTTTACATATTTTTTCTGTAAGTTTATCACTTAATTCTTCTATTTCTTTAGATTGTTTTTCAATAATATCTATTAAACAATCAACATCTTCTTTATCACAATACAAATATCCATTATTATATTTGATTTCTTCATATTTCTTTTTTTCTTCATCACTTAACATTGTTTTATTCCTCCTCCAATATTTGAATTGCTTCCTCTCTACTTAAATCAAAATTATCCTCTAAAATAGCAATTACTCCTTCTTCGCAATACATATTTTTTATATCAGAATTTAAACACTTTATTTCAAAATTCTTTTGTTGTATATCTGATTCTAATTCTTTATTTTTCTCTTTTTCTTTTTCATAAGCTGTTAGTAGTGTTTCTACTAGCTCTACCATTTCTATAACCATCATCTTGTCTATTTCTCTATGATTGTCCAATATTGCTTTTGCTTTTATAATTCCTTCTTCTATATTCATTTACTTACACCTCTCTTCAAAGTATTTCTTAACACAAATTTTGCAATCCTGAATACATCTATCCTTTCTTGTTTCATCGTCGCAAAAGTTCTTTAAATTTATTCTTGCATTATACTCATATTCTTCTATCATATAATCAATTATTTTCTCTTTTATTTTCATCATATCTAATAAATCATTTATTCTATTATTAGCTTCATATAAATCTGCTTCTTTTTGTGCTATCATTCCTTTAAGTGTCTTTTTAGTTTGATTATAGGTTTTTATAGGTATAGACTTTTTTAGTTCATTATTACTCATACTTTTACACCTCTTTTATCTTTAAATTAAATTTATCTTCAAAGACCTTTTTCTTAACTATATACTCTTTTGTTTTCATTCCTTTTACATCAATTATTTCTGATGTTCCATCATTATTAAATACAATAAAGTCCGCTTTATATTTCAAACTAGGAGCAAGTATAAATGTAGGTTGTATACAAAATCCTTTTATTTCTCCTGCTCTTAATCTTAATTTTAATTCTTCATAATAATTTGCTTCTTTCAAACTATCAAAGCTATGTCCATCTATACTTGTTTTCTTTGCTTTATATTTACTATTACCTTTTTGTTGTAATTGTTTATATTCTTTTAAAGTTATATGTTCCATATTATTTCTTTCCTTTTATACTTTTTAAAACTTTTTTGTGTAATCTCTTAATTGCAGTATCTTTTTGACTATCTGTTAACATATCGTGTACATATAAATAAAAAATGTAATATTCTAATTTATCTAGTTCTTCAACATCTTCTACTTCAAAATCTTTTAACTGTTCTGATATTGTTTGAAAAGCATTATAATGTATTTCTATTTCCATCTATTTATCCTCCAATAATTCATTAAAATATCTATCTATTGTCAATTGATATGCTCTTGTAATTCCATTTTCATCTAACAATTGATGTATTTTCCCCTTCAATTTTATTACTTTGTATTTTTCTATAAAGTTAGATTCAACATATTCTTTAGCTATTACTTTGTTTTCCATATTAAACCTCCATAAGTTCTTCTATTGTGATTTGACTTTTATCAAATATTTCTTCTAATATTTCATCACTTATCATTTGTTCTTTTGCTTTATTATAAAAATCTTTCTTAATTTCAAAACCATAACAACTTCTATTTATTTCTGCACAGGCTCTTAATGTACTCGCACTTCCTGCTACTGGGTCTATAACTACATCTCCCTCATCTGTAAATATTTCTATTAATCTTTTTAGTACATTTACAGGCTTTTGAGTAGGGTGTATTTTAGCATATTCGCTTTTATTATCTCTTTTCCACTCAAACCAATTAAATATCATATGATTTTTTCCATCTTCTCCAATGTTGTTAAACTTGGGAAGCTTGTCCCTATATAAAACTACTGCATATTCTGTAGCTCCTACTATTTTCATATTTGCCTTTAATACTTGACTTGAAAAGTTTTTTATAAATACTAATGGATAACTATGTATTAATCCGTGCTTTTTAGCTTCATTTACTACCATTGGTATTTGTTCAAATGCACAAAATACTATCATTGCAGGAGCATTACTGCTTTTACCTCTTTCTCCACCTTTTTTAGGTTCTTTGTTTAAATATCTAGTACAAAAATCAAAGAAGTTATTTATTTTAAAATCATTATCTGTATCAAAAAAACTTTTTCCTGCTAATTTGCTTTCTCCGTTTTTGTTATCTCCATCTATGTACCAACTTGGATTACTTGCATAAGCATTGTTTCCTAAATTGTATGGAATGTCCGCTATTATAAGTTGTGCGTGTGGTATTCCATATCTCTTAGCATTTTCAAAATGGTCATTATATAATTCTATTTTTACTTTCTTTTTCATATCTTTATCCTTTCCTGTTTCCACTCAACTTCTTCATTCCATTTACATTTATAAACTCCTATAAAATTAGGATTTTCTAATCTTTGACAGCCTAAGCAGTTTTTACATACTCCTATTAGTTTTGGATATTTCATTTAATTCCTCCTATTGCATTAATAAATATAAACTCAGGCATATATATTCCTTTTAATAGCAATTGTATAGTTATTGGTAAAGCAATAATTAAAATAATTGTAGAAATTATTAAAAATAACATTCTAAAAAATCCTTCTTCGTACCAACTCCAATACTTGTCTTCTTTTTTTTGTTTAACACCACCTCTAAAAACTACTATACTTATAACCAATAAAACTAACTCTAATATTAGCCATATTGCACAACTTGTTATAAAATAACTTCTATATCTATTCATAAGTTCTTGAATATATGGCATTACATTTTGACTTGTCCAATCTATTGCTATTCCAAATTTTTCTCCTAAATTATCTAAAACTTTTATTATCTCTTCGCTCATCTTTCTTCTCCTTCCTTTGCTTTTTTATATTTATCAAAATCTACTACGTTAGCTCCTACTACTCTCCAGTCTGTGTCTAGTCCATCAACATAAGTTACTTTACATTCTTTACTAAAATCTCCTCTTGCTATTGGTATATCTGTACTTGGCTTTATTCTTTTTATTATTAAATAACTCATAAATCCCTCTTTATTTGCATTATTTAATACATTTATTACTTCTGCTTTATTCTTTGCTATTACTTTTTGATATCCTTGTTTACTTTTTAAATATACTTTAAAATAATTAGTCATTTACTACCTCCGACAAGCTATATTTTATAAATCTTACTGGCTCCCCATATCTATTCTTTCTCTGCTCCCATTCTTTCTTGAATGAGTAACCATCTTTTTGTAAGCCATCTATTCTTGCTCCTAATTGCATTATTCCTAAATCTGAATAGGCTTCCCAGCTTGTTATAGAGCCATAGTCATTTATGTATTTTAAAACTTTTTGTTTTTGATTCATTTGTACTCACTCTCCTTTTTTAAAAATCAGGCATTGAATTTTTTATATCTATTACTTCAATCATAAGTTTACTTATTTTTTCATTTTCTCGACTTTCATAAATTTGTATAGTAAAATTAAGGTCTTGGTCTGCACACATTTCATCAATTAGATCACTTATTTTTTCTCTAACGTCTGTTTCTTCTGTATATGTAATCATTTATTTTCACTCTCCTTTATTTGCATATAAATAGCTTAAATCTCCATAATCTCTTTGTTCAAAAGTATCTTTTTTAGGCTTATATCCGTTCTGTTTTTTAACAGCATCTACTACCCATTTTTTGATACAAAGATAGTGGGACTTTGCTTTATAGCCTTTCATTTCAATATACTCATCTAAATAATTTATAAGTTCTTCCCAATTTGAATAGCTATCTTTTAAACTCTGCAATTCTTCATCTTTCAACAATACATGCTTATAATTTCCATATTTATGTTTGTTGGCTTTTGCAGTAGCTGTAGAAGATTTATCTTCGGAAGCTATATTATTTACATTTTCATTTACATTTTCATTTACATTATTATTAGGTTTTTCAATTTCAAAACCAATGGTTTTTTCTTTTTCAAAACCTATGGTTTTTTTTTGAGGTCTTCCCCCTTTTTTTCCATTTTCGTATCTCTCGCTATTTGCAATGATTTGTGGCTTTATTGCTGTAAATATATTCTTACAAATACCACTCAATTTAACTTCATTTTCATTCAATGACAACTCACTTATTGCATTAAAAAGTTGTAACTTATCTTTGTCTTTTAGTCCACTCATTGCTTCATAATAGCTTCTATAAAATATGAAACTGTCCCTTGCCACATCATTTTCTCCTTTCGTGTAATCTACCATTTTTTATAAATTAAATTTTCTTCATTCCAATTTTCGTAACAAGATTTAAGATACCATTGAATTTTGTATCCGATACTTGCTCTGGAATCTCCATTATCATATTTATTGTGACAATTCATACACAAAGTTACTACGTTTTGTTCTATTCCTAATCCACCTTGTGCTCTACCTATATAATGAGCATTTGGCATTGCATAAGGACTGCCACAAATAATACAACAATGGTTGTCTCTTTCCCATACTGCTTTTTTAACTTTTTGACTTATATCACAAGCTTTACTTCTTTTGCTCATACTATCCTCCAACTCCTACTTTTGGATTTCCGTATTCTCTGTTTAATTGATTTTCTAATATTCTTAACTTTAGTTTTGTACTATTAATACTTTCTAAATTAGCTTGATATATTGCTTCTTTTACATCTCTATCAAATCTTAAATTTGCAACCTCTTGTACTCCATATATAATTTGATTTATTAATGTTACAGGCATATTCTTTTCTGCTCTTAACTTTAATGCTTCTTGCCTTAAACAAACTTTATACTTTCTTTCTGCATCTGCTAAATCACTTCCACTTTTTCTTAATTGTCTAACTGCTACATCAAGCTCATTTACTAATCTTGTTATCTGTTCGTATAAATCCATATTAACCTCCTACTTTAAAGCATCAGGTAATGGTTCTCCACCATTTATTTCTGAGTCTTCATTGTTCTTTGGTTGATTTTTAGCATCATCTAATATCATTTGTAATGCTTTCTTTATAACTGGATCTGTTTTTTCATTTGAATATAACCAATCACAATAGTTTGTATCTTTATGTGCTAAATCGATTAAAGATGTTCCTTTATATTTTCCGAAATTTAACTTTATATTTTTAGCCTGTTCAATTGTTAATGTCGCGTTTTGTTCTTGTTGTATAAAATCTTTCATATCTTCTAAGTCTTGTGTAAATACTTCACTTAAACTTGCAACTTGTAATACAGCATCTATAAAAGCTCTTTTTTTTGCCATTTTAAGTATTGTATTTACTAAACTACATACATCAGTATTATTGATTTTATATCTTACCCTGCCATACTTGTCTGTAATTTCTTCTTGATAACCTATGTAATTTTCAGGAACTACATCTACGTTCATAAATCTATATTTTTTCTCTTTACTATTACAGCTTCCTACACCTTGAGCTACTGCTTGTCCATTTCTATATAAAGTACATCTTATGTTGTAGCTGAAAAATTCTTTTTCGTAGTCCTCTGTTGTTTGTAAAAAATCATATTCTGGATTTAAACCGAATAACATACAAATTTTTTCTCCACCTGGTTTTAATAATGTTGGCTTATTTGTTCCTGGTATTTCTCCATAATCTTGTCCGTTTTTTAAAGTCTTTTGTACTACAGCTTGCATTTGTGCAATTTTATTCATTGTAGTTGCTATATTATCAATTTCCACTGTATCTATAATGCTTAAAGCATTTATTTCATTATTCATTATATTTACCTCCTACTTTATTCTTAAACTAGTATTTTGAGTATTTATATTTACTCCAGGAATTATTTCTCCTGTTGCTCTAAAGTTATCAGATATTGCTTTTTTATCTACTTTAGTTGTTACAACTTCTCGCTTATATTCATTTGGTACTTCAGCTTCATTTACTATTTCCACTGAAATTGGATTTTTCGCTATTGTTAAAGTTCCCAAGGTTGTTTCTATTTTTGTAAAGCCATTTTTCTCCATACATTCTTTTACATACTCTTTAAAATTTACTAATCTATTTTCTAATGCCTTTCTTTGTTCTGAAATTCGTTTTTCTTCGTTTTTCATAGCTTCAATAGTTAATTCTATATTCTTTGCATATCCAATCGTATTTTGGCTTTTTTGTTGCAATAACAATGTTAATTCTTCTTTTATTTTTGCTTTGTCCTCTTCTGATATTTCATCATTAGCCATTAATTGTGGAAATGCATTTGTTATCTGATATAAATTAAATTCTTCCATTTAAATCGCCTCCATCTTATAATTTTCTTCATCATCAAACTTTTCTACCAATTCATCTAAAAAATCATAACTTCCACCTAAGCTATCTATTACTGCGTATGCTATTTCCATTGCGTCATTATAGCTTAATGTAGTTGTAACTTCATCTGTTTGTATTTGATAATTAATTGGATTTCTATAGTCTCTTGTATATTGATAACTAATTTTTTTTATATTTTTCATAAATTTACTCCTTGAATTTTAAATTGTTTTGTGATAGAATATAATCACAAATGTGTTTTTAAACGTTTTTGAGTTAGTTAATGTCGTCAGCATTTTCTAGCTCTATATTTTTATCTTCTGTTATAATTTGTTTTTGGTATTTTATTTCTGCTACTGCTTTTGAAATCACTAAATCAGGTCTGTTATAATTTTGTGTCGTTAAAATATGCTCTAATTTATCTAGTATATTTAAGAACTCATCTTGCATTTCATCTATTGTCCCTATTAAATTTAAGTTTTCTCTGCTAGTGTCGTAATTCTTTCTGTTTAATTCTCTATTAGATCTTTCTAATTTCTTCTTTACATTTTCTAATTCAATTATCTTTTCACCTTGATTAGCAATTATTTTTTCTTGATATTTTTTTCTAAACATTTTTTAATCCTCCATTTCTCTTACAATACTTGCAAGTTTATATATTTTTAATAAAGCTTCGTTTCTTGGGCTTTCTGTTTCCCACTTCTCTACGTCTTTCATCATAAATGGTAAGTTTCCTTTTTGCTCTATTAGAGCCATTATTTCTTCGAATATATCCATTGCTTGTCCCTCCTTTCTATCCAAAATAGCCACAAGTGCTTATCCAAGCAACTCCACAAGTTGCAACTTTATAAACTAACATTCCTATGCTCATTATTGAGCTTACTACTACTATGTTTCTTAATAACTTGTCCTCATTTAATCTGTATTTTTTCATAACTTTATCCTCCTATTAATATTTTTTCTGCTAAGTTTAAGTCTACTCTTATTGTTGATACATCAATTCTTTTTACCGCATCTTGCATTCTCGGTTCTTTTAGTATTCTATATGCAGAACCTTTAGGTAAATCAAAATATTCCATAAATGTTTTTACATTTACATATTTTTTCTTTGGTAAGGGATCTCCTTTAGTCCATGGCATTTTTATCACTCTCCTTTCTTTATTTTACTTTTTGTTAATTGCAAGGCTAAAAAAATATCTGGCACTTCGCAATTGTACAATTTTGCTAATTTCTTTTTCATCTCATCACTAGCATTCCTTTTTCCATTTTCTAATAATGAAATGTATGTTACTGTGGTATCTGTCAGTTTTGCAACTTGCTCTTGAGTTAAATTTGTTTTTTCTCTAAGTTGCCTCATATTATTTTTCATTTCATCACCTCTTTTTACATTTTGTTAAATCATCTATGAGCACATTATAATTTACATTTTGTTAAATGTCAATAGTTTTTTTAAAAAAAGTTATACAATTTGTTAAAAGTATTGCAAGAGTAATCAACAAAATGTTATAATAACTTTACAATTTTAACAAAATGTTATATAATATTTATATTATGTAAATCTGAAAGGGTGTTATATAATGAACCGATTAAAAATTTTAAGAGAGGAAAAGAATCTTTTTCAAAGTGATTTAGCAAAAATACTAAATGTAAGTATTGCTGCATATAGTTTTTACGAAAGTGGCAAGAGAGATATGGGAACAGATACAGTAAAAAAACTAGCAGATTTTTTTAACGTTTCTACAGATTATTTATTAGGAATATCTGACATACGCAATCCAGAAGAACTAAAGAATATACAATTCGCTAATAATGGTGGGCTTAATACAGAAGGACTTGGAGAAGAAGAATTAAAAGAATTACAAAGACAAATAGATTTTATTAAAAAGATGAAAGGAAAGAAATAAAAGATGCTATTTTTAAGAAAAAGATTAAAAAATACTTGTTTAAATTGGATATCTGATAATTCTGAATATTTTAGAGGTAAAATGGATTCCTTATTAAGAGAGAAAGCTACTCCTTCTGATGAAGAATGTGAAGAAATTTTTAAAAATGCAAACAATCAATATTTTAAGAAAGCAGCTGAATTAATAAATACTTGTAATAATCCTCATGCAAAATTGAGATGGACACGTATTCCACTACAGCCTGATGTCTGCGGAGTCGAAATTGATTATAATAGTCTTAGCATAGGTATAGTTTATATTATGTTATATTATTGTTTTTCTGGTATGCCTGCATCTAAGGAAGATATTCAAATATATACTGAACTAAACCACATAAATCACAATTTACGTAACAGCATACTAGAAGAATTTGTAGGAGAATAAAATGAATTTATCAAACTTTGAAGAACTTGCTGAACGTGAAAAGATAGATATATTTCACGATAATATAATGAAACAAAAAGCAAAGATAATTAAATACGATGGCACTTATATTCTGCTAAACAATAAAAAAATACATTCAGAAACAGAAAGAAAATGCTTACTTGCTGAAGAATTAGGCCACTACTATTATGATGCATATTATACTCTTAATTCTGACCAAACATTTATAGACAAGCAAGAGTATAGAGCAAAGAAGTGGAAATGTCTTGCTTGTATATCACGACAATCGATTTTAGACTGTTTTAAACGTGGAATAACAAACTTATATGATATTGCAATTGAATTGCAAGTAGAGCCAAATATGGTAGAATTTGCTTATGATTATTATAAAAGAAATTAACACAAAAGATACAATGCTCTAATGAGCATTTAATTTTTAGCATAGTAAACGAACGGAGGTTTTATATGAACTCATATAAAGGTATGACATATACTATCAGAAAAGATGGTAGATTAATGAAGAAAAAACAATTTAAAGGACAATTTTACTATCTCTATTCTGATAACGAAAAGGATTTATACAATCAATATGTAGACTTAAATTATAAACTTAATAATAATAAATTTATTCAAAAATCAGATACACTCTTTAAAGATTATGCTAAAGAATGGTTTGAACTAAATATGTCAAGTCGTGAAATTGCTACCCAGCAATCTGTAAAAAATAGAATAAAACATATAAATGAATATATAGGATATATGAAGCTATCTGAAATAAAACCTAACCACATTCAAAAAATAGTTACTGAAATGGAAAAGCAAGGATTAAAAGATGTTACTAATCGAACCTTGATGGATTGTAAAAGAATTTTTGAAAATGCTGTAAATAATGATTACATTGAAAAAAATCCTGCAAAAAGTATCACTAAAATAAAATATACAAAAGGAGAAAGAAAACCTCTTACTTTAGAAGAAGATGAAAAAGTGCTTTCCTTTGCTCCCACTCATAAATACGGTCTCTTTATTTTAGTTTCTCGTTATTGTGGATTAAGACCTGAAGAAACTGTTGCTCTTACTACAAATGATGTAAATTTAACTAAAAAACAAATTACTATAAATAAAGCTGTTTCGCTAGTAAAAAATCAACCTGTTTTAAAGGCAACTAAAACTTTAAAAAACAGAGTTGTTCCTATTCCCGATTTAATTTTCAATCCTCTTAAAGAAAGACTAGCATATTGTAACGAGAATGGTCTACAATACATTTTCACTAAAGAAAAAGATAATTCTTCAATGTTAACAAAAAGTGCCTTAAAAAGACATCTAAGTTCTTTTTTAAAAGACCTAAATAAAAATAGTGATAAAGAAATAAAATTCAACTATTATCAATTAAGACATTCATATTGTACAATGCTTTATTATGCAAACATTGGTATAAAAGAAGCTCAAAGATTGATGGGACATTCTTCTGCTAAAATGGTTTACGATATATATACACACTTAGACTCTGAAAGAGAAAATTCAATAAGTTCTATCAACGATTATTTAAAAAGCGTTGTCAAATAAGTTGTCAAAATCCAACATATGTCTTCTTAACTATATAAAGATAGCTATTTATATAAAACTAGCTATCTTTATTGGTAAGGCGGAGGTCACGGGTTCGATTCCCGTTGTAGGCTCCATAATAAATACATTGATTTCAAGCATTTCAATGTATTTTTATTTTTTATTTTGCTTTGTCTATATAGTATCATTTTTATTACTTTTTCCAAAAAAACGTTGTCAAAAACGTTGTCAAAATTTGTATAAAAAACTAGCCCCTAAAGGCTAGCCATTTTTATAATTGTTTCATTTTGTACTTCATATAAAACTGAAAAGGACTTAATACTTCTATATTATGTTGCTCTTTTATTTGACTTGCTACATTATTAATGTGTTGATCTTGTGTTATTAAATATTTCACATCGTCATCTATACAGCAATCTATAAATTTATTATCTGATTTATCTTCTTCACAAAAATTTGTATGTATCAAATGGTCTACTTCTCTTACTTGCCATAAACATCTTGATAAAGATAAACTTAATGGAATAATTCCTATTTCCTCTCCATTTTTATTTCTTCTTTTATATGCTTCTAACAAGATATTACTAAACGTAATCAATAATTCATTTTGCATTTCTTTATTCATAACAAAACATATTTTATTTGCACTTTTTAATTGAAATAGTGCTCTAGAATATTCATCTTGCTTAAAAATACCATTTATAAAAACATTTGTATCAACAACTACTCTTATATTATCCATTTTCTTTCCTTACTCTTTCCACTATTTCATCAATTTCTTCATTACTCATTTGTGCTTCTTTAATAAGAGTTGTGCAAGTTTCGCATAGCTCATCCCAATCATTACTACTTTGTTCTATTAGCATATTTAACAATTCTTGTCCTTTTGTTTTAGCTTTGACATTTACCATATATCTCACCCTCCTATTATTTTTTCTTATTCCTTTTATTTTTTTCATATAATCACCCAATAAATATTATTCCAACTATTCATAAAATAATACTTATTATAATTATATCATATAATTTACATAATATCAAGTTTTTTTCTTTTGTGTCTTATTATTATCATTTTTATTAAATTCTGTCAATACCTTTTTTTAAACTCGCATTTAAATCGTTTTTAAGCAATTTTATTTTTTAGGCATATAATTTCATTACCTTAAAACCAGAAAAAGAGGTAGCCTAGAATTTACTCTAAACTACCTCTGATTTTATTTATAATATTTATTATTAATATAAGCTTTTCTTCCTGTGGCAATTACTTTTACGTAATCTACTTTAGAAGAAATATTTTTTAGTACCTTAACTCTTGTATTCTTTTTATAAGTATACTTCTTTCCTGAAAGATTTTTCTTCTTATATAAGTAGCATTTCTTTTTAAGAGTCTTTTTCTTTCCTACAGTATTTTTAATTTTCTTTTTAGTTGATTTCTTTGATGTAGATTTCTTTGAAGTATTCTCTTTATTGGTTTTGCTAACTTGATTGTTATTTGACTGCTCGTTTCCTTTGTCATTTGAGAATATCCAGAAACTCTTTGCGTTTGAATATCTTTCGAAGTTGGCTTTACTTACATAAGCTGATGTACCTTTTACTTCTACGTTGGCATTTTTTCTACTTGCTGTTGTAAATTTACCATTATATAAATATGGGTCCATTACTTGGATAGTATTTCCATCTAAACTTGCAAGTACTATGTAGTGTCCTGAACTTGTAAATAGTCCACTTCCACAGCTACATATTATATAATATTTAGATGATCCTACTGCGTTCTTCTGTGACAAATATGTCATAGCTTTGTTAAAGTCATCTGTTTTATAATATTCTTTAAATCCAAAGTAATCAGCTACAAATGGATAAAATGCCCAAGCTGTTCCACTATTTGCTGTTCTGTAGCCGTTATCTACTGATAATCTTGCCAAGGTAGTTGGAAGTATAGCACCTTTTGCAGAGCTTACTACCATTGCAGAACAAGTTGGACCGCAAGCACTAGACTTCATTGTTTGTGAATAATTTCCTGTAGATGTATAAAGCTTTGTAGCCCATCTTGAATCAGCCTGTGAATAATATGTTAGTCCTTGCCATTTTCCTAGTAAGTCAAGTCCTTTTCCTGCGTTATCTCCATCGTAAGAGATATTCTCTTGCTCAACTAGTCCATCAGCTTCTAGTAGGCTTTCATCTGCTCCCTCGTCTGTTACTTCTTCCTCTTCTTTTACTGAAGCTACAACAACTTCTTTAGTCTCTACTTGTCCGCCATTTTCTACTGCATTCTTTGTATCAGCTACTTCTGATTGTGTTTCTTCTGATACGACTATTTCCTTGATTAATTCTGTTTGAACTTGTTCAATATTTTTGTTTATTTCACTATCAGGCATTTTTAATTTACAAAATATTCCTATTACAATAGTACATAATAAAACTATAATATATACTAATTTCCTTTTACTCATTTTACTTCCTCCTAATCGTGAGATTTCCTCATTAAATATTTTTCAATATTTGTTATGCTTTCTGTTACTGCTCCATCACAACCTTGCTCTTGAAGTCCTTTTAAACAAGCTAATAATCCTTGCAAAATTATAATTCTTTCTTCTTTATCATCTTGCATTTCGCTTTTGAGTACACCTACTTCTGCTTTTAATTCTTCTATAGCCTTTGAGTTCTTGTCAATCTTATCTAGTGTACTTTTCCTTAATAAATTATAGATGTATTCTATAAATTTAAGTATTCCATATATAAGTGCTACTCCTCCGCCTATTTGACCAAGTGTAATTAATTCCATACTACTCGCCCTCCTCTTCTGTATTCTCAGTTGGCTCATTTTCTGAGCTAATTTCTTCTTCTGTTTCTTCTACAACTGGAGTATTTTTTTCATCAATTTTAGCATTTATTTCTGCTAAATCTTCCATTGTTAGTACATTTTTTTCATACCAACCTGTAGCGTTGAGTATGATTTGGTAATCCATAAGATGTCCAACTGCTGCTAACAATCCTTTTTTTATAAACTCTCTAAAATCAAACATTATATAATTCCTCCTTCCATTTCTTCATATAAAAACACTTTCAAATTTTGAAAAACTATTTTTATTCTTTCTTCAGGCAATATATTTTCACATTTTTTCCAATAATATCCACCTGCTTTTAAATTAAAGTTCCTAGTTGCATTATATGGATTTATGTTTTTTAATTGTTTTACTAATGCACCACTTTCCCATAATGCAATAGGTTCTTTCTTATCATTATACTGAACTAATGCTGAACTTGTATTTTTTTGTTGGACCAGTCTTCCTTGTTTTGTCATATTATGAGGATGTTTTAATGCGCCACTCTCTACTAATCGTTTTCTAGTTATTGTTAATGTTTCCAATACCCTCTCGCTTACCTTATGTCCTTTTGCTCTTTCGCTCATCAATCGTTTTGTTTCTTCAGTATGATGCCTACCTTTCCAAATCTTTGATAATTTTTGGCGTGTTTCTTCACTGCATATATATCCATGTACTCCATCTCCACCTTGTGTTAAATTATATCCATAATCAAAAACATTACTTCTATATTTTGCAATTAATTCTTGCTCTTTTTTCTTGGCTTGTTTTTCATCTATATCTTTAAATAAAATTATATGTTCTACGTTATTCCAACCATACTTTTGAATTGCACGCCACATTAGTTTTTGAGTCTTATATCCACTTCCATTATTTCTCCATCTTCGTTGAGGCGTATTTTTTGTTATGCCAATATAAACTTTATTATTAGGAAATTTATGCATATAAACAGTCCAACTCATTCATTCCTCCTTTCTATACATTTCCACCAAGTGATGTAATTGCATTTGTTAATGCTGTTACTTTATTATCTATGTATGTTTTTGTATCCTGTACATACTCTATCTCCACATTAGCAGGTGTTTCATCTTCACTACTTATATGTGTTACGTTTTTGTATGTTCTTGCTTTTTTAATTTGTTCCCATGCTGTTTTTTGTTCTTCTGTGAAGTCTTCAGTTGTTTCTTCGGCTAACTTATATACTAATGTTTGTCCTATTATTTTATCTTTAATTTCATTGTAGGTTGTTCCTTTAGGAATACCTATATAAAAATAATTATATTGTATTTTATTTGTAAAAGTTCCAATATATTTTTTATCATCAAAAGACCAGTCTGTATTTTCATTAGCACAACTCATTAGAGCAGTGTTTGTTTTTCCATTTCCTATATATTTACGAGGTGTACCAAATCTTATATAATCAAGTTTACTATATGAAGTTATTATTGTTTTATCAACCATTGCTTCGGTAATGGTTAATTGATTCCATTTATGATGTACTTTCTCATCATCATCTGGGTGACTTCCTTCATAGAACTTTTGTCCTTCTGCTAGTGGGAATGATAGGTTTTGTTCTTCGTGGGGAACGTAGTCTGATGGTGTTGAGTTTTGCTCTATTTGAACTATATCTATATTAGTAGTTAAAAAACTTGTTCTCATATAACCATCAACTGTTGGTGTAAATGAATTACTGTTTATTTGTTTTATAAAATTTTTGTCTTCATTATATAAACAAGAATAATAATTATTAACATTACTTTGATAATATGTTACATTTGCTCTCACTTTAATAAAATCACTAGCAGACAGTGTATCGCTATATCCTAAAGTTCCATCAGTATTTTTTACATATCTTCCGTTTGTAGCTTTAGACTTATTAAATATATTCTTATTCTCTATCTTCTCATTTACAGAGCCATTATCTCCAGTATTCTTTATAGCATAAGGATAGTTTGGATTTGGTGCTGGTTCTCCTCCTGTGTATGGTTCGTAGGTTGCATTTAATGTTTTACTTACCATTATTCTTACTTCATCATTATAGGTTGTTCCACTTGCAAGATAAAATTGAACATAAGCTACTTTTCCGCTTTTATTAGGTGTTTTGACATTTCTTACTATTCCCGTTTGGTTTTCATTTAAAATAGTATAATAAGTATAATCTTTTGCACTTTCATCATCTGGTACAAAATAACACATAAATTGTACTTTTTTTGTTCCACTTACTCTTTCTATATAAAATTCTATACTTTCATTTGAATTTAAGCTAGCTATTGAAACAGTATAATCTATAATATAGGCATTTGCATTAGCAGTTGCTGTTCCACTTAATTTATATACATCTCTTGATGCATCATAAGTTATAGTTACTCCAGCAACTGTTCTTGGTAGCAATGTATTATATACTAGATTTCTCCCTGTCGTACTCTCCTGTGTAGTTCTACCTATTGGTAGGAACTTTCTAAATCTAGCATCTGCACTATCTTGTAAATAATGACTTGTTGCTGGTGTTGGTGTGTATGTCAGTTCATTATTCTCTGCATCTTCTACACGCTCTGTTAAATCTTCTACATCTTCTTGTAGCTTTGTAATAACTTTATAATTTTCTTCGATGCTTGTTCTGTTTTGCTCTATATCTTCTCTAAGTTCTGTATCGTTATAGTTTTCTAGTCCATCAAGTTTCTGGTCTTTCTCTGTAGTATAACTTGCTGTCGTTCCATCTAATACACTTTTATTACTATGTGTATGTCTTGCTTCTGTATTAGCTTGTACTTTTCCTTTTTCTGTATTATCATAGTCGTTTGTGCTTAAGTCTTTTCCTTGGACTTTATCAACTTTGTTGGCTAATTCTGTTTCATAATCATGCACATGCTCGTCATATTCCGCTATTTTTTCGCTTGCATTTTCGTTATACGCATTCATTTTATTAGTTGCATTTGTATTAAATGCCTCAGTCTTATTTTGTGCATTTTGGTCATAAGCATCTTGACTTGTATGTATTCCTGCTATAGCTGTATCAACAGCCTGCATTTGTGTATTAAAAGTTCCTACTCTCGCTTGCTCTGCTGATATTCTCGAAGATTCATTACTTTGCCTTAAATTTTCTGCTTCTACTCTTGCACTTTCGGCAGTTTGTCGACTAACCTCATTATTTTGCCTTGTATTTTCTTGAGATTGCCTTGTTTCTTCGTTGCTTTGTCTTGTTGCTTCGTTTTCTTGCCTTGTTTGTTCTTGTGGCAAAACCACTGAATTTACATTATCTGTGACTATTGATATTAATTCTTGCTTTTCTGTTTCCGTATAGTAGTCTTTTCCTTTTTCTGGCTTAATAATTGGTATAACTAAGTTTCCTAAATTTATTTCTGTAGTCATATTTTCCCTCCTATTCATTTGATTTAAACGTTACTTCATTTGTTAAAGTCAACGTTCCAATTGCTAATGTTCTAGTTAAATCTGTGCTTTTTATACAGATGTCAAAAACATAAGAACCATAATTTAATTGTGCTGTATCTTCTGGTGTTAGTATTATTTTATATCCGTCATCATCTTTTTGTATCTCTCCAAAAGAAAACTTTTTTTGAAAAACAACTTCTCTAGTATTGAAATTTTTCTTTACTGTAAAATACATTTCATCATTTGTCGTTAATTCGAGTGGATTTTTGTTATTATCCAATAAATTAAATTTGAGAGGACATGTGTCCCCTCTTGGAAATTCAATATCTCTTTCTTTAGGCTCCATTGTTACCTCCTAATTCATTTATTTTATCTACTAAATAATCTAGATAATCGTATATCTTCGTATTATCTAAATCATATCTATTTATTAATTCTTGTAATGTTCTTGGTGGTTGTCTGTCTTGTATATCTACCTTCTTGGGTCTTTTTGGTTTTTCTATCATTGTTTCCTCCCATAAGAAAAAGTCTCTATTTTTTAGAGACTTTCATATATACTTTTCCATTTTTAACTGTGAAATTCTTATCTAATTGTTTATATATTTCTATTCTTTCTTCTTTTGACGAAGTAATTTTGTTAATATATTGAGATAATTTTTGTTTCTCTCCATTTTGTAAAGCATAAGACTTTCCTGCTATCAACAGTCTATTTCCTGTACCTGTAATATTGTTGTTTAAATATTTTATAACTTTATTTTTTGCACTTCCTGCTATAGCCTTGCCATTTTTATCTTTATCTGATGAAAAGGCCTTTTCTGAAACTTTATTTTTATAACTTAAATATTCTGTCATGTTTATATTGCTTTTACTTAATAAATCATTATATAAGTTATCATCTTTGCCTGTTCCATTAATATAGATTATTTCTTTAGTCCTGTTAGAATAATTTGAATTTGCTAATGCTTTATTTTTTTCACTTTCTCTATTCATTCCTTTTGTTCTTGCTAAATAGTTTAAGTACTCACTTTGTTTTCCTCCACCTTTTTCTATTGCTTTCATTGTTGTATATAAAGTAGACGGCTTTACTTCTTCTCCTACCTTTTTTGCATACTCTAACTTGTTTTGTTCTTTAGCATAAGAATAAATATTAGAAATTGCAGTTTCTTTTTGCTCTTGAGTTAGTTTATTATAGTCGCTTGTCTTTATAAAGTTTTCTATTAATTTGTGAGATGTTTGTCCGTATTTTTTTGTTTCTTCTGCATATTCTTTGTTTGTTAATCTATATGTCTGTTTATTTAACTGTACTGTTTTTGTCAATATATCTGGTAATAAAGAACTATTTCTATTTACTTCATATAGCTTATTTAACTCTTTATCTACTTCGTCGGTTGATATATTTTTTACTGTTGCTGGATTAATAAAGTTGTTTACTGCTCTCAATGGTAAATTTACTTCTTGCTTAACTTCATTTCCCCATATATCCGTTTTAATAGGCAATGTTTGTCTTAATCCAGGGATTTTATTTTTAATTTGATTCCATGTTTGGTCTACTGCTTTTCCTATAGTTCCTGTTGCTGTTGATTTTGTTGTTCTTTCATATTCATCACCTGTTTTTGCAACTTGCCCCATTAGTGTTGGAAAGAATTGATTTATATAAGACTTTCCTGCATTAGTCATTATATTTCCTAGACTTCCTAGATTGTCTTGAGTATTATAAGAAGATAACGCACTTGTTAATCCTGAAATCATTGACATTTCACTCATAGGATTTATTGCTGTAGCTCCTGCATTCGCTAAGTTCGTTGCACTTTTAATTGCCTGTTTTAACTTATCCTCTTCGCTACTCTTTTCCGTACTTTTTTCTGTGTCCGTTTGATTAAATAACTTATATGTTTCTGCTCCAACAAATAAAGGTATTCCTGTAGGTGCTAACCAGTCTAATGAATATGTTTTTCCTGCTATCTCTATTGAATAGCTTTGTTTTCCTTGTTCTTCGTCATATTTTTCTTTGTCTTTATCATCTTCACCACTTGCTTTCAATATTCCTGCTTTTGCTAGTGCATAACCTGTAAGAGCTATTCCTGTTCCTGTTAATCCTTTTGAAATATTGTCGATATATTGATTAACAGAAATGTCCCCTTTTCGTAGTTTTGCTGTATCGAAAATTGCTGATTTTAATAATCCTACTGGACTATATTCTACTCCTGATTTTGCTACATTCATTGGAGTTTTCTTAAATGGTAAAACTGCATCTACAAAGAATTTAGCCATTTTTCCTTTAGGAGCTTGCCAATTGTTACTTCCTATTTGGCTTACCCAAGAAGCTAAAGCATTCGCTTGATGGAATGTTGCTTCTTTTGCTTGTTGTATAGCATAGTTTCTAGCTTTGTTTAATTGCTTATCTGTTATATTATCTACATCTATCTTATTAGCTGTTAAGTAATCTGCCAATGCTTTTTGGTATCCTGCTTTTAATCCTAATCCATCTTCTGCTTCTAGTAATGTATCATTTAAATCAAATAATCTTCCTAAAGTATTTTCCATTACATCAGATTTAAAGGTTCTTCTTGCATTTTGCAGTCTTGACTGTGGCTTAAATTTACTTTCATTTAGCTCTAATCTAGATTGAACTTCTATATTTTTAAAATCATTTTTTGCAAACTCTTTTGCTTTCTTATCTGCCTTTCTTAATGTTTTTGTTCTCTCCATTTCTGGATTAAACTTACTTACAACATCTTCTATTCCTCCTGCAATCTTGTCTTTTGCTCTCTGCATTTTCCCCATAGCTACGTTTCCAACCATATTTCTTATATGAGTTCTTGCGTTCGCTAACATTGAAAAATATCTCCAACTGTCTATTTTTTCAATCCTATCCTTTGGAACCTGTTGTCCTAACTCTTCATAAACTTCGTCTATATTTTTATACATCTGCTCTTGATTTTCAGAGTTCATTATTTTATCTATCATCTCAGGAGTCAAATTAAATAAATCTACTTTGTCTGTAATATCTTTTCCTTGCTTATTTACAATTTTTAAATTACCATCTTCATCTTTAGTAATTGTTCCACCTTTCTTTTTTGCAAGCTCTTTATTCATTTTATCTACAGACCTTTGAATCCACGTTGCTTGTCCTTGTGGTGTTTGATGATTTAACATAGACAAAGCCTGTACTGTTTGACCTGCTGAAGTTCCTGCCATTGCGGTTGCTTGAATTGCATCTTGTAACTGTTGTTTATTGCCTGTTTTAGAGAAATATTGAATTAATCTCTCTCCTACTGCTATGTCAACAGAACTTATCTTTTCTCCATTCATCGCTCTACTTAATAGTGATTGTAACTCTGTTTCAGGACTAGATGTCATTATTCTTTCATCTGCTTGTGCCAACTGTCCTTTATTTGTTTCTGGAACATAAGTATCGGTTTTCATTAATTCTTTTGCTATAGACTTTGCCTCTGCTGTTGTATTATCGCTTTCAATAATACTCTTGTAGTGTTTTCTTATTTTTCTGTCATCTTCTGGTCTTTCTATCTCATTCCAATTTATAATTTCTCCTTTTGTATTATTATTTTGTGTTGTTTCTTTTTGATTAGTTTGTTTAAGTTGTATATTTTCTTGAGTATTCTCTATGTCTTCATTCATTTGTTTTATAGGTGAGGTTACTTCTTGTTTCTGTTCTATAGTATTTATATAATCTTGGTTCGGTTCAATATTCTTACCCAATGCATTGGTATAACCATTCCTTAATTGCTCATCTATAACTAATTCTATTTTCTTTGAAATAGCATTATTTTCGCTTCCTTTGTCATCAATTATGTTTTGTAGTCCTTGCGCTATTTGATTATATGAATAACCTTGCTCATTATGTAATATATCCATTGCTTTGGTAGTTGCACTTAATTTTGTTCCTCCACCTTTTTGAGTACTTCTATTGTCTGAACTTGAGATATATGCAAGGTCCTCTCCCATTTGTTGAGCCATTTCTTGAAAATATGGTTTTACTTTAGGATTGTCATATTGATAAGCATTTACGTTGGTTTGTTTACCAATGGTAGCCATATCTCTGTTTTTCAATGGAGACGCAACTTCATTGCTTTCGTAATTAGTCATCGTTTCAAATACAACATCTTCAAATGATTTATTTTTGATTTCAGCATTTTTTGTAGTAGTTCTTACTTGTTCTGCTTCATATTTAGGCTTATTATTTTGTTCTTTCTCTATAACTTCATATTCAGCTAAATCGTTATTGTTTTCTGCTTTCGAGAATTGATTTTGAGGCATTTTATTTTCTTGGTTGATAACATTATTGTCTGTGTTTTTATTTTGCATATTTTCCTGAGTTACAACTTGAACAAACTCCTTTGCTTTTTGTATGTCTCGCTCACTAGCATTTTGTTTTCTTAAGTCTGCTTCTATGTCTTGATTATTGTCTCCACCTAATCCGACTAAATTAAGTATGGCTGTAGATAATGTCGTTGCTTTAACTGTTTCACTTGTGTTATTTAACCATTCTTTCCATTCAGGAAGTTTTTTATTGTTTACAACTCTATCTATCAAATTTCCTACATTGTCTTCTACTATTTCTTCTAAGTTCTCTCCTATTATTCCTGTTGCCTTATCTGCAATGGTTCTCCCAAATTTTGATTTAATTTTGCTCTCTATTGCATTGTTTACAACTTTTTGAATAGAACTTTTTTTAGTTCCTTTTGTCAAAATATTCGCATCAAACATTTTTTCTGTCAAATATGATGTAATTCCTTTAGCTATTCCTGTAGTTGTAGCTTGATTTATATTGTCTTTGTTTTCATTTAAAACCTCTTGAGCTGAACTTCCTCCTACTTGTAGACCTTGTAATGTCGCTCCCCCTCCTGTTCCTGCAGTTAATAAAGCGTTAGTAGCTACATTCGCTACTGTGTTTGTTGCACCAGTTATGGTTCTTACTGCTCCATCATCTACTCTGCTATTTACTTTATTAAAATATGTTGCTTTGTCGTTTATTTCGCTTCCTGTATCTACTATTTTATCGTATATATTATCAAGTTGCTCCGCTAATTTTTCATTTTTACTTATTTTAGCTACATCTCCAACAGATTTTGTCGCTTTTGCACCAAGAGTTGTCACTACATTTCCTACTCCCCCTACTGTTTGTTTAGCTCCGCCAATTATAGAATTTCCAAGATGTTCTGCTATAGCATTAAACTTCTCTTGAGATGAACCATTCTTCATTATTTTATTAAACCTGTTTGCTTCTCCCATTGCATCTATTTCAGCCGAACTAAGTCTTTTCGCATTAGCTATTTCACTTTTACTAGCCAAAGTTATAGCGTTCCTATTGTTTGCTATATTTTTTATCTGGTCCCATGTGCTTCTGTTACTATATATTTGTTCTTGCTGTCTATGTAAATTTTCTGCATAATCATCAGCTTCTTTGATTGAATTAAATTTTCCTAAATATTCTCCTGTTTTGTGATAATGATCTATAGCTTCCTTGTCAGATACTATTTTTCCATTAACTACCGTAGGAATTAATATTTCTTTTCCATTTTCATTAAAAGACATAGATCTTTCTGTACTTATTGAACCATCTTCATTCTTTACAACAATTCTATTGTTTAAATCGATATTACCTCTTCCAAATCTTGTATTATTATTATTCAGAAAATATTGAATAGCACTAGGCTGAACTATTCTGTTCTTAGACGGCATTACAGTTTGTTGTATATTAAAATTATTGTTTGTTCTGTCAATATCTGATGTCTTTGTTTTACTCCCAAAATGTTCTACAAAATTTCTATTAGCATCTTCTTGTATTCTTTGTCTTTCTTGTTGATTTTGTTGATACCTTTCTTCTTGTTCTTCTAAGACTTTTTTTCTTTCTTTTTTACTTAAACTTGATAATTTTACTATTCTCATTAATCATTCACTCCTGCATATCCATAATAATTCAATAATTCGTCAACTGACTTAAATGTCTTTCCTGATATTCCATCTTTTATAGAATTGGTAACTCCAGGTCCTTGAATATTCTTTATATTAGCTATTATTTCTTTTGGAGTATATTCGCTTTTATTTGTTTTGCCATCATCAAGATTTATGCTAGTAGAACCTGATGATGATTTCTTTGACGATTTCTTTGTTGAAGAACTTCTTCTTGAACTTCCACTTCTTCTTGAACTACTAGCTTTAGCTTTTTTTGACAATTCATATTCCTTTTGCCAATGAGAATCAGATACTTTATCTCTACGCTTTTGATAGTTAAATGTATCTTTCCATTGCCTATCTGAAACTTTATCTCTTGATAATTGATAATCATAATTCCTGTCATCTTGATATTTTTGACGTTCAAACTCTTGTTGCCAATTAGATTGTGCAAGTGCATCTTGTGACTTTTGATATAAGAACTGTTCTCTATTATTTCTTAAATCATATTCTTCACTTAGTAATTGCATTCTCTGTTTAAATAACTCTAATGCGTTTTGAGCAAGCGTTATATCTCCATTTCGCCTTGCTTGATTTATTTGAAAATCTACATCTGCTTTTAAATCTCTTGCATTGTTAAGTGTAGATGTTATATTGTTTTGATATGTATTATAAAGTCTAGACATTGTCGTTTCAGCATATCCACTATTCCCTAATCCTTGACTTGCTAAATTTTCTGCTTGTTGTCCGAATGGATTAGTAGCTTTTCTATATTCTTGATACAGAGCCCTATTTTGCTGAGTTGCTTCCTTATCTATATCTTCTTTTTGCCTTGCTAAACTATCCACTTGCATTTGAGTTTGTTTATTTACTATATCATTTTGCTGTTGCAAAGCATTATCTAGCATATTCTGTTTCTGATTCGTTAATCTTTCTATATCTTCGTATCCTTCTGCCATCTTTTACCTCCTTGCTTATTTATTTTCTAATGTTTCAATTCGTTTTTCTAGTTCATCAATTTTTTTCTTTTGGCTCTGAATAAGTGCTAACATTGGTGGGATTATATATCTATCATTCCAATTTTCGACGTCTCCATTTTTATTATAATCAGCTGCAATTGGATAAATTTCTGCCACTTCTTCTGCTATAAAACCAACTAAATCTTTATCATATCTACAATCATTTTTATTTGGTTGGTATTTTTCCTTATACTTAAATTGCTTTACTTTTAAATCATATAATCTCTCTGGATTAAATTCTTCATTTTCTAATTCTTTAATCTCTTTTTTGTATCTTTTTGAAGAATAATTCATTCCTTTTCTTAACCAACCATCATCTTCAATAAATACATTACCTGTAGCTGATACAAGTTCATTAAGTAATCCTTTAAATCTTACATCACCCTCATTATACAATGTTCCATAATTCATTAATTGTTGATGAACTGTAAAATTATTCGAAGTATTAACATTTCCTACAAAGTCTTCGCTATGAATTGGTTTTCCAAATTGAGTATACTCGTCATACATCATAATATTGTTCTTAACATTTGAATTTGTATCCCTATGGTCTATCCATGTAAAGCCACCATTTCCATCACCTATAATTATATGCCTGGTTGCATTTGCTGTCCTAACTCCTATTTCTGAATAAGCATGTAGATGTCCCGTGGTATCAATATCTCCAAGTATATACAATTTTCCATTATCTGCACTAATATAGGCTATAGTTTTCCAATCTGTTGGGTCTGTACCTGATGCTCCTACTGTACTTTGAATTAATAATTTATTATTACTACCTTCTCCAGTAAAATCAGGTATTATTCTAAACTTATCCCCATAGCCATCTTCTTTCCATTCGATGCAACCGTTATTTCCAAACTTAATTGCATTGCTAAGCATATTTAGAACACCGTTTATTGTGTCTCCTGATTTAGATACTTTTGCATTTCTTAATTCTTCTATTAAATTTTCAAAGTTTCTCGTATTCCCTGATATTGTAGATTGAAGTGTTGATATTATCCCATCAACTTCTTCTGTTAAAACAGTGTTTAAATATTCTTTTATATCTACTGATGCTTTATCAAAAAATTTTTTTAATTCTTCTGATGATAGTCCAGGCTTATCTGGTAAACTTTGATGATTGTTAACATTTTGATTAAATTTCGTTAATGACATTTTTTGTTCCTCCTATCTCTTTACATATCCACCTTCAAAGGCCTCAATTATTGCGTCATATATTCCAAAAGGCTTATCTAATTCGTCACTATAAAATTTCAATTGTAATTCTACGAATTTCTTCTCTTTAATTTTGTAGACTATATTTGAAGTATTAGATGTTGTGTAAGCAAAGTTTGAATAATCTATATCGTTATAATCAAATCCACCACTTGTAAATTCTTTTATAAACTTATCTGCTAAGACCTTGTTTGTCTTTTCTGCTACTTTTACCTTTCCATTTGGTATAGTCTTTATCTTTGCTACTCCTCCACGTTTGTTGGTGGTTTTATATTTATTACCATATCCAAAGTTATCCATTGGAGTAGTCCAATAGCTCTCTATAATCTCCCCATTGTCATTAGTTCCCTTGACAATAAAAATAGAGCCATCTTCGGCTCCAATAAATAAATTACCTTTATATTCTTTTAAAATCGTTGCTTGTGCATTCTCAAGCCTCCAATAGTACCATTCATACTCATACCCATTTACACTTTGATATAATTGTCTTATATCTGCTAAATAAATATGTGAATTTACAAGTATAAGTAAATATCCATTCCACTCTGTCATCATTGACAAGTCAAAATTATTTTCGTTCACAAGCTTATTGTCTACCAAGCTACTCTTATGACTTAGTAATTGTTGTGAAGATATATCATTACTTGAAATCCCTTCTAGTCCTGTTTTGCTTAGGAATACTATATCATCTTTATAGTTTATAGCATCTGAATAACAACCTGTAGATACGTTTCCTTGAAAATTAGGATATATTTTTCCTACTGTATCTGTTGTTGCTGTATGGTAAAATATAGTATCTCTTTCTTGTGAAGGCTCTTTAAATACCCACAAAATATTGTTTCCTACTACTAATGCTTTTATCTTACTTTCATCGGTTCCGTCTTGATAATAAGCAAGGTCACTTACATAATTAGGTTGGTTAAGTCCGCTGTGAAATACTGCGTTTGGATAATCTGGATTGCCTGTAAAAAACAATCTTCTATCAAACACTACCATCTTAGTACATTTTGATATTCTATCTATATAGCCTGAAACGACTTTACTGAATGTAATTTCCACATTATCAGTTCCACTTAGTACTGGTGCTGTAGGAGCAGTATTAAAGGTTATTTTTCCTGCAGATGTATTTACGGCATAATCCGAAACAACTATATCATTTACCTTTACCTCTGTAACATCTGTAATATCCGTTGTATCTAAATAGTACTCTGTTGAAGTTCCATCTGCTACAAATGTATTTTTTCTTTTAGGTTGTAATACATTTACATCTTGATATGGTTCTCCTCCTCCGCTTGGGGAACGTGATATAGTTGTGGTTGGTATATATGGATTATCACTTGAAACATCTTTTAAAGTTGTTCCATCATAAACTAAGTAATTAGCTCCATCTACTATATATATTTTTTCATTGAATATTACAAATGAACTTTTTGCATCATTCATATTATTTTTAAGTATTGTTCCTGTTGGGGTATCTGGAAAGTTCTCCCATAGAAATAAATTTGTTCCTGCATGAATTAATGCTTTGTCATTGTAGAAATATATACCATTTATCTTACTCATAAAATTAGCGAGTTCTCTATATCCTGGTCTTGTTTCTATGCAACTTCCTTGTGTGTCTTTGTAGTTCTTCCACACATTTAAAGCATCTGGACTTCTTGATAATAAAACTAAGGAAGGATCATTTGCAAAATCTACTCCTCTAAAATCAGAGTATGTTCTTCTTAAAGGTACACTTCTCATTAAATCACTCCCTCTTCTACTGTTATTGCTATACTACTTCTTGCCGTATCCCATGCTTGCATCTTTCTTTGATATTCTGCTAAAAAAGCTGTATAATCCGCACTAGGGTCAGCTTTTAAAATATCGTTTGCTACTAAGTATGGAATCATCATCTGAGCATCTTGGTCTGTTTCTAATGAAAAATCATCATCAGTTTCTTCTGTTATAACTGTCGGATAAACAAAATATTCTAAAATATACTTATAATTTGACGCTCTGTTTATATATATTTTTTTGCCTAATGTGTAATAATCAGGGGCTACTTGGTTGTTTTCTTCGTCCATTGCTATAACTCTTTTTTGTTGATACATATTACTTGGCAATGAATATTCTTCGTATCCTGTACCCTCTGTACCTATTTCTTTTAGTACCTTAGTTTTAAGTATTTTCTTTTCTTGGCTTAATTCTTGATATGCAGGAGCATATACTAAATTAAGTCTTGCTCTTATATCTTCATCATCAGTTAAATACTGATTATTTGGTGAGTATTCTTCAATTAATGCTAATGTTATTTTTTTATTTTCTCCTAATGTCATAATTTCCTCCTTAATCAAATTTTAAGCATTTCAAATCTTCTTTAACCTCTTCTACTGTCTTTGGTTCAAAATCTGGTAAAATGTATCCCTGTCCATCTTGCCATAATAATCTTGTTCCTTCAGGTAAATCTATTTCAAGTTTTGAATATTCTTTTATCTTTGCTCCGTTATGTTCTCTTTCATCTTCTATTTCTGTTATAAATTTTGTTCCCTTTATTATTTGATGTACTCTTCCGTCTTCTGTTACATCATCTACATCTGTATCTTTGTTTACTGTTAATCCTAAAAACTGATAATATTGAGGTTTTATCATATATCTTTCTACATGATCCTGTGGCTTTTTACCTTTGCATATTTTCTTTTCTTCTTCCATAATCTTCTTTCCTTTCCGCTTTTGTTAGAGTCGAACTAACCTTGTCCCATAAAGCGATATAAAAGGGAGATTTCTCTCCCTTTATCTATGCAGGTATTGTTTCTAGTAATGCATATATCTGCTCTGGTCTTACTACTTTTGCTCCATATACGTATAATCCTTTTACAATATCTCCAAATCCTTTTTCTTTCTCGATTGCTTTTACAGTATCAACTTGTCCTGCAAATGCAACAGCTTTTGAAGTTCTTATAATGTTATATCTTACATGGTCTGTTGTATTTACTGGCAATAAGTTCTCAATGCATACCATTATGTTGTTATATTTTCCTACTGCACCTTTCTTTGCTAAGTCAACATTGTTTGTTAATGTTTCTGTTAAAGCTTGTCTTAAGAAAGAATACATTTTTGGAGAAAATTCTCCATATAGGTCGTCTGTTGGTTTTACATTGTTTGTATATAAAGCAACTAATCCTTCTTCTACCTTTTCTACTGCATTTGTTTTTGAAGGTGTGAATGCTGTACCTTTTGCAACAGTTGAACCTGTTTTTTCTATTTCAGCTTTGATTACAGATGCAACATATTTGTCTCCTTCTTCGTGAAGAGCTTTTGCACATTCTCTTGTATCGTTTTCTAAAACTCCTGGTATAGATTGAGCTTTATCAACATTATCAAAATATCTTGCGAAGTATTTGAATTGATCAATTACTAATTCTTGATCTACTCCATCTACATTCTCGATATTGATATCTGTTCCTGGTGTATAAGTTCCAATAGTTGGAGCTACTGAACCTGTTATTTTTAATTTGTTTCCTGCTTTTATTTCTCCTTCAAATTGATAATCACAATGTGTTCTTAATCCTGTTAAAGTATCTAGAGCATTTTGTATTTTTTTGCTCCATAAAGTTTGTTTAAATACTGCTACTGACATATTTATCTACTTCCTTTCTTATTTTTTGTACCATTGCAACCTTGATTTATCGACTATTTCCATTATTTTTGGATTATTCAAATCCTCATCTGTCAATTTATCGAAGTCATCAGGGCTGTAATAGTCTTTTATTTGTTTAACTTGTGCATTTGATTTAGCACTTCCTGGACTATATGGTTTTTCAACCTTATTTCCATTTAATTTAGTAAACATCTCATATATTTTGGAGATGTCTGTTTGATTGTTGAATTGGTTACTAAAATTTTTAAATTCATCTGTTTCTAAAACATTTGAATCATACCCTTTAGCTTTCAATTCTCTTATGTTATTCCTTCTTGTTAGCTCTGCACCTAGAATATTAAATTCTTCGGTTTCTCTTACACTTCTTTGTTCTCTTGGAATACTTGCTATTCTATTAGCTTCTTCTTCCATATCTTCGTATGAAAGCTTAATGAATTGATTAGCTCTTGCTTGTCCTAAGATTCTTTCATCTTCTTCGCTGTAGTTGCTATATTCAGGAATGTCTAATCCATTTCCTTTATAAAAATCAGCTGTTTCCTTAATTGCTTCATCTAAACTATTTGTGCCTGTTCCAGCTTTTACGATATCTTCAAGATACTTATACTTTCGCATTTCTTCTTTGCTTTTATTTTCTCTTGCTCTTCTATCTCTGATAAGTCTCTCTTCTACTTTTTCTTCAAAAAGTTTATTAGCTCTTTCTTCGATTTCAGCTTCGATATCTCTTTCTTGAGTTTCTTCGGTTTCATTATCTACACTAGTATCGATATTTACTTCCTCTAACTCTTCTTCTGATGTTTCAGGTACATCAGTTGTTATGATTTCATCTTCCATAACTACCTCCCCATTTAAAGTCCGTCGACTATTAATTCCTTGCATCTTTTTACGTCTTAAGCACGTTTTGGACATATAAAAAGAGAGCTTATTTGCTCTCTTCATCACTTGGTATTTCTTGTGTAGCTTCATAACCACACTTTTTACATTGCAATTTCATTTGGTTGTTCTTGACTTCCTTGACCATCATTTCCACCAATTGGCATTGAGGACATTTCATTCTCTCCACCTCCTTGTAATTGCATTACTTGATTCATTGCACTACTTAATTGATTTGCTTCCATTTGCATCTGTGTTAGTCTTTGTTGATTTTCTTTTCTTCTTGTTACTATCTTCTCTAGAGTTGCTTTTGGCATTACAGCATCAGCAGGAAGGCTATCTACATATTCGTCAAAGGTTATCTTGTCATTCATAAATAAGTTCTCTAAACTTTGTTCTTGTGCAAACTTATCATAACTACTACGTGGTGTTATATCTACTTTTATATGAGGTTCTAGTTTTTGTAGTGCTTCATATGAGATTATTCCAGGTTCTTGAATTATATTTCCTTCGCTATCTTTTTGCTCATACATAATATTCATTCCATTTACTTCATAAGCTTTCCACATATCAAACCATATTCTTGCTAAATCTTCTACAAATGTTTTGTAATTCTCTACTTGTTCTCCTAATGGTTGTTGACTTGCTTGTTGTACTGCTAAAATGGCTTTTCCTGATGCTTGTGTTGGATCTACATTTCCTGTTGCTGTATCTCCTGCTCCTTCTAAGTCCCTTGTGTTTGTTTTCATCTCTGCTGAAAGATTACCTGCATCTGAACTCATTGACGTTGGATATATATAACCTATCGCTTTTCTTACATCATCTACAGTTGCTCCACCTTTTATTGCTATTGCTCCACCTACTTTAGTCAATTCTTTTGCATTTGCAACTAAATCTTGATTATATACAAGCTTTTGGAATGCACCTATTTTTACTGCTAAAGCTCTTCTTGCATCTATCTTGTTTATTTCTATTTGATTAGGAATAACACAATTTACTGCTCCTATTCCTCTTGAGCTTCCTTTCTTTTCTTCCCATACAAAGTGTGCTATAGGATATAAATTCATTCCTGTTGGCTTTTCTTTTTCTAATTCAACACATTTAGTTGCTTTAGTATAGAAAACTTTTCCATTTTCTTTATAGTATTTTAATAACACTAAACACATTGGATTTACTTCATCTGTTATTCCTGTATATCCTGCTTGTTCTTGTACTTCCGAATCAGGTAATATTAATTTTATTTTTGTATCTTCTATTCCTAATTTCTTTGCTTCTTCCCTTACTTGTGATACTGGTTGTCTATATGCAATTATTATGTATGGCTGACTTTGTATATCAGAACTATTTTCATTTCCATAGTAAACATTGTTTTTATCAATTACTTCTACTATGTTTTCTTCATCAAAATATGTATGAACTATTCCTTCTGAATTTATACAAGCATCTTTTGAAGCTTCTCTTACTTTTTGGTCTGCCTTTTGTATCTCCCATACCTTTGCCATATGGCTATTTAAAACCTTACATATTTGTTCTAAGGTTTGTCCTTCTGCGTAAGTATCATAAATGTTAGGATTAAATACTATTTCATAATGATTCTGTATTATAACTCCTAATTTGTATTTAACAATAGGTTTTATTATGTTTTGCACAACTGGTTGGATATCTCCTAATTTTGCGCCTTCCCATTGATTACCATGATAAAAGTTATAGTTTATTTCTGTTTCGGTATATAAATTGTGCGACCTATTAAACATTACTCCTTTTTGGTAATCTACCCATACTGTTGTTACATTCTCTTCTTCCTTATAATCCTGTTCCAATATTTCTCAACTCCTTTTGACCTTGTGGTGTTCCATCATAATTATTTATGTTATCTAAAATCGTATTTAGCTCTTCTAGTTTTTCTTTGTTTGCTTCAATAATCTTTTTATTCTCAACTTTTTCTTTAATAGTTGTAATTGGATTTTGTATATGTATAGGCTTTTCATTATTCAACCTATACCCACAAAAAAATCCTACGCATAGACAAGCTATACATAGGATTGTATATATTAAACTAATCATTTTTCTTTTTACCTCTCTTTGCAGGTTTCTTTTCTTCTTTAACTTCTTCTTTTTTATCTTCTGACTTTCCATACCATCTTTCTCTAAATAATTTCTTTTTCATTTTTACCTCCTAAAATACCGAAATAATGCTATCTGCATCATCTTTTTTTTCTCTTTTAAATCCAAATTCTACTTCTATAGCTCTTTGGATTTGTTCTACCTCTTTTATTTCTTTCTTCATACTTTGTTGTGTTCTTATATCAAAAGCTATTGCTAATGCCATAATTAAATCATCATGATAACCTACTTGTGCTTCAGCTCGTCCTTTTTCATTCTTTATAAATGTAAGTCCTTCTTTTAATGTATCTATATCTACTAATAATTCTATTGACTCTTTTATTATTGCTTGTAACTGTCCTAATATTCTTGGTCTGCTTACTGTAGTAGTTTTAAATCCATAACTTTTTTCTGTTTTCTTTGTGTACTTGTCTTCTTTAATTCTTACATATTGATTTGGATATTTTAGTCTTTCTAATTCTTGTATAGGAAATGTAGAATAGTTTGCTTCAATTCCTATTAAAGCTTTATTATAATACATTCCTAAACAATACATTTGCCTGGTATAACTTATTTCATCTAGCTCTTGTCTTAATACAGCTACTTGACTTCCATCTGTATTATCTAATACTTGTCCTATAAAATAGTCGCTACCTTCTCCTGCTGTATCTCCTGCTAATACATAAGGATAATACTTCTTTGGTTTTTCATATATCTTTATTGCTCCTTCTTTATCTTCTACCCATTTTATTTTTGTTATCTTTAATCCGTTATATTCAAAATCAAAATATCCTTGTTGAACTGGTTTTATATCTTTTACTTCTTGTATTCTCTTTATAATGTTTTCTTGTTCAAAATAACATTTTCCTGTACTTATAAATGCTTCTTCTGGAGTTATAGGATACTCTTGTTTAAATTGTTGTATGTCATTACCGCAGTTATTCGCTATGCACCATCTTCTCCATGTTAATTGTTCTAATGTCAATCCGAAAGTCTTCTGTAGCTCTTTTTCTTCTTTTGTTAATTCAAATCCTGTATAAGGCATTTGATAATCTATTAATTCATTCCAACCTATAAAAACTGGAACAAAATCATTCTTTCCTGCTACTGCATTGTCCCATAATTCTTTAAAGTATTCAAATCCGTTCGCTGTTGATTCAATTACAACCATTGTATCGGGATCATTAGGAACTGCTTGCAATAATCCTGTTAGTGTTTCTTTTTTATCTCCTGTCCAAAAGGCTAACTCTGACAAGTGTAAATTATTTAAAGTGTCTGACCTTCCTATTCCTTTTCCTCCTGCTGTAAAACATTTAATCTTGCTTTTTAATCCTGTTCCATTGTCATTATCAAAAACTAATTCTTGTGCATTACTTGCTTTCTTACTCGGTTTAATTGCATCTGGTAATTGGTCATACATTAACTTACTCATATTAAATAAGTTTCTTGTTGAATCTTCTTTGTGTGCTACTATAGCTGTATTTATATTTGACTTTGTAACTGTTTCTTTAAAAAAGATTCCTTCTGTTGCTGTACTAAATCCTAATTGTCTTGCTTTAAGTATAATTATTCTTACAGGTTTTCCTTGTTCTTTTAAACTCTTTATAATATTATAATATTTTAATTGAGGTTCGTTGAATTTTAATGGTACTATTTTACTTTTTTTATTTCTTATTTTTACATATTCTTCTATATATTTCTTTGTATTAATACTCATCTTCATCTTCTACTTTTTTGATATAATCTTCATAACTAACCCCAACACTTATATTCTCTTTTGGCTTTTCTCCTATCGTGTCTCTTATTACTTCAAAGGCTTTCGTATCTCCTGTCATTGCTTTTTGTATTATTGATAAACTTAATTTGCTTTGTGTATCTCCTTGCTCTAATAATAAAAGTAATTCTTCTCTTAAAGTCTTTCTTTGTGCTTTTAATTTGTTTGTTGCTTCTGCACCTTTTTTAGCAATCTCCTTGCGTTCTCGTTGTGTTCTATCTTTTAAATTGATTAAATTCTGCTCATTTGCCATATTGTATCATCTCCCTACTTTATAGTGTTTTGTTCCACTTCTGAATCTTCACATATCTTTTGATACCTGCACATAGTACATTGTTTCTTTCCTTCCACAACACACTTTGCTCTTTTCTTGTTCTTGTAGTATTGCTCTCGCTTCATTTCTCTTTCTATATTCTCTGCGATATAACTACCTTTCATTTGTTTACTCCTTATACTTTACTTCGTCATATTCCTCTTGTAGTTTTTTTATAACCTCTCTTGGTGTATCTTTATTTATTATTGCTATATAATGTCCTATTTCATCATAATAAGTGTATCTTATATAATTATCCATAAACTTACCTCTTTTCTTCTATAAACACTACGCAGAACATTAAGGATTTATCAAGCCTGCAAATCTTGACTTGTGAGGCATCTCGAGAAACCAACAAGGTACTAATCCTCCTGACCTTGTTATAAACCTTATCCCCTGACATCTTTCTAATATTCTGCGTACTATTTATAGCTATTAACTAAGATATAGCACCAGTATCTTCCATTTATATTTGAAAGGAGGTGAGCATTGCACCTATATATATTAATGTTGCCTAGTACTTTAATATCAAAAATAGAGCCATGCTATAATCTATAACACAGCTCCGCAAAAGAATAGGTCTTTTTCTCACTGTACTTATTATACCACAGATTTTAATAAAAAAAGGTCAAAAAAAGGTCAATCTTGATTTGTTTTCTCAATCTCTTCATAAACTGCATATATTAAATCCCTTTTTCTTCTTTTATATGTTTCCTCGCTAGTATGTAATGTTTCATTTATTATATGCCATTTGTTCTTGCTTTTTTGATATAATTCTTCAAATATTACCTTGCTATCATCACTTACTAATTGTAAAGCTTGTACTACTATTTTATATTCGTTTATAGATCTATTTAATTCTTTGTTCTCCTGTAATTTAATTACACTATTGAATACACTATCACTTATTGAGTATGGTGCTTTTGGTAGTCCATCTAAGTTTACTGCTCCTATACTCATTATATCGTTTCTTATATTCAATATATTGATACAATTATAATTATATCTTTTTAAGTATCCCTCTGCTTTTTTGTATTCTTCTCTTGAAAGCCTCATTTGTTACCTCCATATCTCTTATTTTTGAACTTCTTTTAATAATGCTAACTCCTGGAATCTAAAACATTCCTTTACTCCATAATCTAAATCACTATACAAGGCAAAATTAGGGTACATCTTTTCTAGTATGTACGATTTATCGCCTTTCTTTAGTATCATTGGTGCATATTTCTCCATCTTTTCTCACCTCTCCATAGTTCTTTGTGTATATCCAACTCTTAAAATTAATACATTTACTTTCACATTGATTTTGACCTGTTGTTTTACAAGTATATTGCTTACAACAATTTTGACACTTACTCATTTGTTTTCTCCTTTTAGATTTTCTACTAAATAATCATATAACTTTTCTGCTGTACTTAAATCAGGTTTGAATCCATTTTCTTCTAAATATTCTATTTCAAACTTCTTTCCATAGTCTAATTCATATAGCCACCAACCTATTAAATCAGTATTAAACATATCCTCTAGCACATTTACTAAATCATCTTCAAATGATATTGATAGACTACTTGCATTAAAGAAGTCTGATATTATATTATCGTGTAGTTCTTGAGCTTTTGCATTTGTTTCATTTACAAAATCGTTTACTTCTTTTAAGTGGTTTATTATATTTACAAAGTGTTTTTTAGTTATCATTGCTTTTATCCTTTCTTTTGATATATCTTATAATTTCATTGATTTTATCTCTATTCTCTTTAATGCTATAATTATAATCTGGTAATTCTTCTATCTCTTCTGTATTATCTTCTAATATTTCAACTTCATCATTTAAATTAATTCTGCAATCATCCAATTTTTTTATAATATTTGCTTTACATACTAGCATAACTTCATCTTTGTGTCCTATTCTATCCCAATATCTTATATATTTTGGCATAATTATTTCTTTTTCATCTGCAAAATCTTGTAAAAGTTCTATAATCTTTATCTTTTTATTCATTTTCTCCTCCTATCCAGCCGAAGCTCACGACATTTTAAGTTTATTGCTTGTAGTTCTAACATTGTAATTGCTTCATCTTGACAAGTAGACCCTTTATAAAATGTTTTATTTGTTGTATCAAATACAATTGTATATAGATATTGTCCTATATCTTTTTCATAACTAATTAAATTATAACTTTTATCTTTTTCATATCCCATATTTTCAAAAAGTTCATCTGCTTTACTCAATATTATCAGCTCCTTTCAATAAAGCTAATCCTACTGCTTCCTTAAATTCTCTATATGTCATCTGTGATATTTCTTCAACATTTTCTAACATTTCCTTTAATGTAATTCCTCTACCTCTTTTATCTTGAAATCTCTTTATAAGTGTTCTATCTCCAAATGCCCCTACTTCTTCTAAATTTAAAATACCATCTTTTGTGTTATAATACATTTCATAACATATATCACTACTACCCCATTCATTTTCTTCTGTTTCTTCTTCATAAAAAGTTATTCCTATTTTCATTGTTATATTTATAGGTTTATTATTATCTGCGTGTTCTCTCATACTTCCTCCTAACTGCTGTATATTACAGCTAAACTTTATATGTTTTATGTATTTTATTCCAATCTATTTTTTCTCCACAATAAGGACAATACTCAAATCTTGTTATATTGGTTGATTTTCTTCTATCTGAATAATCTTTTAATGTATATATACTTTCTTTGCTTGCCTGTATTAAATCTTCTAAAGTCATTAATTCATTCCATTCGTTATCACACCATAGACATATATAACAATCATTTTCGCACATCTCTAATCCTTCCTTTCTACATTATCTATTCTAGTTACAGTTCTATGTACTTTAATATATTTATCACATTCTGTTATTTCTTTACTTGCATATTTACAATTAAGGAAATATCCACAATTTAAACATATATTTAATTTCATTTTATCCTCCCACATTTTTCTAATGACTTTTTATATGTTTTATCACATTTTTGTTACTTTATAACTTATAGATTCCATCATTTCTTTAGTGGCTATGGTTTTTATATCTTCATATCCATACCACATAATATTTGTATTAGCCATTGTATCAGTAAACGGTATCAATAAACATACATTTTGATTTTTATAGTCAACTTGTAAGACTAATCTTCCATTTACATAGTCTCCGTTCTTCTATAATATCTATTAGATTACTAGAATGTTTGACTATATTCTCTTTCCATTCTCCAATCC